AGAGCTTTAAGCAACTCATCTGCAGGTGTACAAAGAGTTATTGTTCAAACGCCTTTTAACACGACATATGAAGTACAAAGGCACTTCCCATTTGGTTATGTTGGTGGTACAGATTTAAGGTTCCAAGTTGCGAGTAGTGCGGCAACTGCAGCAGTGACTAGCATCAACATCGGTGGTGTTTTAATAGAAAACAACAACAACGTCACTGGTTCTGGTACTTAATCATGCCAAGCAAATCACCAGCCCAACATAATTTGATGGAGGCGGTAGCGCATAACCCTGCGTTTGCCAAAAAGGTTGGCATTCCCACAAAAGTCGGAAAAGAGTTTGCAAAGGCTGATGAGGGAAAAAAATTTAAAGGGGGCGGCTTGTATGAAAATATCCATGCAAAACAGCAAAGAATCGCTGAAGGCTCTGGGGAAAAAATGCGCCGAGTGGGTAGCAAAGGTGCTCCAACGGCTCAAGATTTTAAAGAGTCCGCAAAAACCGCCAAACTAAAAGAAGGTGGGCCAAGTCTTGCTGTTGGACGTGGTGAAAAACTTTCAGTAGAACGTGGTGCGGGGCTTACAGAAAAAGGGCGAGCCAAGTACAATAGAGAGACAGGATCGCACCTCAAGGCGCCACAGCCACAGGGTGGGTCTCGTAAGGATTCATTTTGTGCTCGAATGTCGGGTGTAGTAGAACACGCAAAGGGGGACGCACCACGCGCTAAGGCATCGCTGAAGCGGTGGGACTGCCCCGGTTGGTGAAAAGAGGACAAACATGGCTTACTCAGGAACCGTCGGAACGACCGTTATCAACGTCCAAACGCTGATAGATCACGGCGCTCGTCGGTGTGGTAAGTTAGCCGAAGAGTTAACCTCTGAACAAGTTTTATCTGCTCGTCAATCTCTTTTCTTTTTACTATCTCATCTTGCCAACATTGGCATCAACTATTGGGCTATCAGTAAAAAAGTATTTGGTTTGAATGCTGACCAATACATTTATTCCATGCCTTTGGGTTGTATTGACGTTTTGAACGTGCTTTACCGCACAATCAATCGTCCTAACGGTGCATATACGTCTTCCGCAGGCGGAGTGGTGGCAAATGTGTACGATGGCAACGTGGATACATATTGCCAACAAACTTCTACAAATGGCAATATTGCGGTCAATTTTGGCACCAGCAACCCCATTTATATTGGTTCTATTGGCTTCTTACCGTATGTAGCAGGCAATGGATCGGCTACTTGGTCAATTGCGTTGGAATACTCTACGGACAATGCAACGTGGTCTATGTTGCAGGATTTAGGAACCATTGTGGTTACTAACAATGAGTGGGTATGGACTGATATTGACCCCGGTGAGTCGGTGGGGTACTACCGCATTCGCGCCTACAACAGCACAACATTAGCCTTGCGTGAGCTGTATTTTGGAAATAACACTCGCGAAATTCAAATGGCTCGTTTGAACCGCGATGACTACACCAACCTACCAAACAAGAATTTTACAGCAAATCAACCCTATCAATTTTGGTTTGATCGCACAATCCCACAGGCTACGGTCTATTTGTGGCCTACCCCTAGTGACCCATTCATTCAAATGACCGTATGGTATCAGCGCCAGATCATGGACGTTGGCGCTCTGACAGACGAGTTAGAAGTTCCACAACGCTGGTATGAGGCTGTTGTGTTTATGCTAGCTCATCGTATGAGCCTCGAGTTACCCCAAGTTGGAATGGATCGCGTTGCCTATCTTGAAAAGATGGCTGACCGTTATTACTCAGAAGCCGAGGCAGAAGAGCGCGATAAGTCGCCGATCTACCTTGCCCCTAACATTAGCGTGTACACAAGATAATGCCAATATTCCTTGACACTATGGGACTGACGTCTGTTGCCATTGCGGTATGCGATAGGTGCAAGATGAAGGTGCCTTTTGTCACTTTGGTGGCGGACTCAAATGCGCCGGGCCTTCGGGTCTGCGCAGAGCGTGGATGCAAAGACCAGCTCGACCCCTATCGCCTTCCCGCCAGAAAGACTGAGCGCATTAACCTCAGATTTCCACGTCCTGATGTCAGCGTTGCCGCAAATGATAATTTCTTGATGACAGGTGGAACAAGTCAGTTCCAAATTTCTACTGAGCAAAACACTCAAACTCCTACAAACACTGGAAACAAGGATACGATTGCTCCAAACCCTCCAGACAATACGAGTACATAAATGTCAGCACAAGTAACCATACTCCAACTGCCATCCGCTGGTGCTATTACAGGCACTGAGGCGGTTCCTATTGTTCAAAATGGCGTAACTGTTCAAACCACCACGGGCGCGATTGCCGCTTCACCAAGCCAACCATATACCTATTTGACCGTTAGCCAAACGCCTCAATTGGCAAATAGTCGTTATGTTGGCGCAACAAATGGTTTGACGATTACTGATGGTGGCGCTCAAGGATTATTCAATATTAGCACTACAGGCGCTTTATTGTCCTTGGTGAACTCTGGTACTGGATTCCAAGTAAAAACGTCTTCTACGGCCATTACGGGCCGTTCTATAGCGGTTACAGGTGTTGGCTTATCAATTTCAAACGGTTCTGGTATTTCTGGTGACCCAACCATTTCTTTGGCTGGCCAAGTTTTAAATTTGGCAAATTACAGTGGCAATGGTTTGATGACCATTACAACTGGTGGAACTATTTCAACCACATTTGTTCAGGGTACAACAAGCCAAATTGCTGTAACAGATGGTAATGGCGTGTCTGGCACTCCAACAATTGGAATTGCCAACAACCCAACGCTTCCCGGCACCGCTGGGGTGCTGTTGCCTTCTGGTAGTTCCGCCAATCGATCAGTTGCTCCCACCAACGGCACGTTGCGTTACAACACCGACTTCACGGTCTTGGAGGCGTACTTAAACAACACATGGACAACTTTGGCTTCTGGATCAGGGGTAACTTCAGTCGCCACGGGAACTGGTCTCACAGGTGGCCCAATTACTTCCACAGGCACTATTTCGATTGCAAACACCACGGTGACGGCTGGAAGTTATGCCGCCGCAACAATTACGGTAAATGCACAGGGTCAAATTACTGCGGCAAGTAGCACATCAATTGTTAATACATTTTCTGCTGGTAGCACTGGTTTAACCCCATCAACAGCGTCAACTGGAACGGTGGTTCTTGGTGGGGTGTTGAATCCCGCTAATGGTGGTACTGGTGTTGCTGGTAGCCTAACTGGTTATTTGTATGGAAATGCTTCAGCCGCTGTAACTGCTAGTACAACCATTCCAACTACCGCATTGAGCGGTACGGTTACCAATGCTCAATTGGCAAACAGTTCGATCACCTTGGGAACTAGCAATGTGTCCTTGGGTGGCACGCTGTTGGCTCCTGCTGGATTGACGAGCGTCACGGTAACTGCTGACCCAACTCTTGCGTTGCAATTGGCAACCAAACAATATGTGGATGGCTTGGTATCAACTGGTTTGGCATATCACCAACCAGTGCAAGTAGCAACTACTCAAAGCCTTGCGGCTCAAACTGGTGGTACGGTTACCTACAACAATGGCGCATCTGGTGTTGGCGCAACAATTACATTGTCGGTTCCATTGCTTATTTTGGACGGCTATACCCTTTTAAATACCAATCGAATATTGGTAAAGAATGAGGTTAATCAAGCCTACAACGGCGTGTACACATACGCTACTGGCGGCACGGTACTGACAAGGTCAACGGATACAAACTCCTATGGCCCCGGCACTACACAACTGAGCGAAGGTGACTACTTCTTTACTCAGAATGGAACAGTAAACGCAGGAAATTCATACGTTTGTTCTACTATTGGAACAATCACTTTTGGCACAACTGCCATTACATTTTCTCAATTCAGCACCTCACAAGTTTACTCTGGCACATCGCCAATCAATGTTTCTGGCACGGTCATCTCGCTGACGACTGTTCCAGCAAATCTTGGTGGTACTGGTCAATCTTCGTATACCGCTGGTGACTTGCTATATGCTACTGGTTCAACAACGCTTACAAAGTTGCCGCTTGGAACTTCTGGTTATGTATTGAAATCAACTGGAAGTGCCCCTGCATGGCAATTGAATCCAACGTATTTGCCCGTATTTTTGCATTCTGGATCAACAACAAACATTGCACTTTCTAACGGTTATTTGCCTGTGCTGTTGCACAATGGTGTAACCACAGTTCAAGTAACCTGCTTCTGAGGATAAAAAATGGCGAATTTCTACCCACTTGTAATTAGCGGAACCTCAATACAAGAACTCCAAACGGGGAACACGGTTGATCTAACGCAAGGAACTGGCTTGCCATTGACCACTGGCGTGTCTGGTGTGTTGCCAACGGCGAATGGAGGAACCAATCTTTCATCGTTTACGGCAAATGGCGTGTTGTTTGCGTCCAGTTCATCTGTGCTGGCTCAATCGGCAAATCTTTCTTATAATTCATCGACAAGTGTGTTGACTGTTGGAACAGGCACAACTGGCGGTATCTCTGGAGGAACCTTCTAATGGCGGCAACAAATTACACCCCAATTCAGTTGTACTACAGTACGACGGCATCTGCCGTTCCTGTAAATACAAATCTTGTCAGCGGTGAGTTGGCAATCAATATTCAAGACGAAAAACTGTATTTTAAAAATGCGGCTGGTACGGTGAAGTTGTTGGCATCAAATGCCACTTCTGCGCCAGTAACGTCTTTTGCTGGTGGCACAACTGGATTGACTCCAGCAAGTGCAACAACTGGCGCAATCACGCTGGCAGGCACATTGGCAACCGCAAATGGCGGTACAAATTTAACATCGTTCACTTCTGGCGGTGCAGTTTATGCATCATCATCAAGTGTATTGACTACAGGCACACTTCCAGTGTCTGGTGGCGGAACAGGCAATTCTTCATTGACCGCCAATACTGTTTTGCTTGGAAATGGAACTTCTGCTGTGCAAACGGTGGCTCCCGGTACTTCGGGAAACATTTTGGCCTCAAACGGTACCACATGGGTATCTCAAGCAAACACTGGCATTACAACTGGTAAGTCCATCGCAATGGCGATGATTTTTGGATTCTAAGGAGCGATAAACATGGCAAATCCCAATATCGTCAATGTCACAAGTATTTATGGGAATTCGGCTTATGTCCTTCCCAGCACTACTTCGGCTACGACTTCATGGACTTATAACGGAACTACTTCGTTGACTGGTCTTACACCCGCTTCTGGCACGGTAAATCGTGTTACTAGCATTGTGGTGGCAAATGTCACCTCATCAGCGGCAACGGCAACGGTGCAAATTGCAAACAATGCCACATTTGGTTCAGGTACTGCTTACAGTATTGCGTATCAAGTCAGTGTTCCACCAAATTCATCCGTGATTGTGACTGATAAAACTACATCATTTTATGTGACTGAAAG